ATTGGCTTGCGGGAAAAATTTCTTTCAAAACTTTCCGCCATAACGCTTTTACTACCTTCCTAAGTGCGTCCGCTTCGATCGTCACAATGTACACCATGTTTCAAAACCAGGTTCTCTGGTCCGGACGTGGCGAAACCAGTGGTGTCAAAATCACTGGCGATTTCAACGGCTGCATTAACGAAGCTCTTCTTTATTCCGCTTTTGCTGAAGTTTCCAAATGCTCACTCGAAGAAGTTGACGAAGACCTCTTGCTCGCTCTCTATGGAGATGACAACATTTCAGGCTGGGACAAACTCGACGTTACGTTCCCTAAACTTGCTAAAGCTCTCTTCACATACGGCATGATTATCACCCCTGCCAATAAATCAGATGTTATGGAAGATCACATTCCTTATGAGGAGCTCACCTTCCTCAAACGATCTTTCCGTTACGACTCTGATCTTCAACAATATAGAGCTCCGCTTGAAATGCCCGTTATCAACAACATGGCCTATTGGTACAGGAAGTCCCTTCCTCACCGCACGGCCCTTATTGTCAACGCAAACCAAATGATCAAAGAATATGCAGAGCATGAACCCGGCATTCTAGAAACCCGCCTTCCCCGTATCGCCCATTTTCTTAAACTTTCTGCTATTGCTCTTGAATGTCCTTCTCGTCTATCTTTACTGCGTGGTGAGGACCCCTTATTTAATGGTGTTCCCGCCCCCGCTCATTTACTCGTCAAAGAATAAATTTGTTCTCAAATTCCTTTTCGCAACTGTATCCAATTAATTACCCTATGATTTAAATTGATTGCTAACAAATTGCTATGTTTTATCTTTTATTGTAACATTGTACAAAAAATCCTCTTTAACACATTATGTCTGAACAAGAAAATGATAACCCCGCCCTTCGGAAAGGCGACCCCCTCGCATTCACTAACTCCCAAACGACCATTGTTCCTCCTTCTGAACTTCCACTACAACAATTCTTCAAACCACCGACCCCTGAGGTAATGATTCCTCTTCTCATCAACCAAACAACTTCAGGCCTTCGCACTATTCGTCTTGATTCACTTTTCTTTGATTGGCTCGCCACAAACAAATCAACCCAATATCGTAGTCAGCCTTGGTTCGTTAAACTTTGTGCTAGGCGTATTAATCGCAAATTTAAAATTTCAGTTTATCTTCATTTAACCGG